CAGCAAACTTTTTCTTGCCGAGCCGCTTTTCCAGTTCGGACAGTGAAACAGGCTTGCGGTCATAGAGCATAGCCTCATCATACCCAGCCTTGATGAGCGTCTGGAACGCGGCATCGGTATCGTGGAACGCGCGAACGCTGCGGCCAGCAACGACTTTCCATCCGGGAATTTCACCACCGTCAAGGATGGTCTGCTGGGCATAGGCTTTGAGATCGTCATACCAGCTCACCAAAAACTGACCGCGTGTCAGCAGTTGACCGATTTCTTCATCGGTCAGCGCTTTTTGCAGACCCATCGCGCGGCGCGTGATGTTGTCTTTCGGTTCATCGGCGGGGACGCGGCCCATAGGCACACAGGCGGCGAAATCTTCCAGAGCCGTGTTGATATTGGCACGGGCGCGGCATTTTGCCTTGCCCCGGCAGAACTTGCAGTGCTCGCCGGGAACAAATACGCCGGGGCCGTTGAATGCCTCCACAGCGAGGGGATGGATTTCGGCGCCCCATGCCAACAGGTCATCCACGGTCATCTCATCCTCAGACGGATCGGCGCTGATTCGGGGCTGGATAATGGTCATGCGCACCTTTTTGATGGTGTCACCGTACAAGGGCCGGTACTTTGCAAGGGCACCGAGGGCGTAAAGCCGCATCTGCGGATTGCCCACGGCATCCACACGGACACCCTTGCCGTGTTTATAGTCAAAAATGTTCAGCGTGTCATCGCCGATCATCACGCAATCACAAGTACCGAAACCCTCCGGCACAACATCGGAAAAGTCTACCGGCTGCTCCGTCATAATCGCCGGAGGATTGGTGTAGCCCAGCGCCTTTTCCATAATCCAGTCGCAGTAGACCTTGGCACAGGTCAGCATTTCGGGCTGATAGAGCTTGTTCCGCTGCAGGGGACGCAGCTCCTCAGCCATCGCATCCACATCGCCACGGGTCTTGACGAACAACTCGCAAATGCTGTGCGCCAGCGTACCCTCCTCGGCATAGACGCTCGTACTGGCCGGGAATTGCGCCTCAAACGTGGGCGACGCGGTACAGACCAGATAGCGGTGCGCATTGGATGCGCCGCACTTGGCATGAATCTCAGGGCTTGCCATTTGCTTTCTCCTTTTCTTGCTGTTGATAAAAAGCGTGAAGAACACTTTTCGCCGCGAGAATCCCGTCCATATACCCCTCGGCGCGTTTTCCGCTGTGTGGGTTGTTCTGGGCCTTGCGAGTTAGCAGCGCTTGCAGGGCATCATATTCCCACGCCGTCATCTTAGCACCCTTAAAACTTTGCGCCGAGGGCGGCGAGGTCAGCGGCCACATTGGGCAGATACTCTTTGGGAATCTGCGTGACGGCCTGAACGCCGTACTTTGCGAGGATGCCCTGCAGCTGCATAGCAAATGCGGGGTTGCTGTTCATCAGCGGCATGGCGGCGTTGATGATCTGCTCAAGGGTGATGTTGCTCTGCTGAGGCTGTGCCGGGGCGACAGGAGCGGGAGTGGGTGCAGCGGCGGGCTGAGGGATGAACTGCTGGGTCACAGGAGCGGCAGGCGGGGTCATCACGGGAGTAGCCGTTGCAACGGGCTGAGGCATCACAGGCGTGGTCATGGGGGCGGCAGGAGTAGGCTGCTGTGCAGGAGTGATGACGGGGGTCTGCACGGGCTGAGATGTCACGGCGGGCTGTTCAATGGATGCCGGGGCGGCGACAGGTTCAGACGGGGCAGGAGCAGAAGCCGCAGGTGCGTCCGGGGCAGTCTTGGCAGCGGCTTTCTTGCCGCGGGAGTTTTTTGCCGGAGCGGCGGGGGCGTCAGCGCCTTT